TTGGTGCGTTCAAATCAACCGCTAACGTCCTGTATAACCAAGTTGACTTGGCTGGCCTTGCTGACGGGGACATCATGTATCCCGGCACAAACGTCCGTGTCATTGCAGTCCCCGGCTTGACTGGAACTAACCGCATCGTTTCGTCTTACCTCGGCAACTTCTTCTACGGAACCGACCTTTTGAGCGACGAGGAGCAATTCTCAATCTGGTTCAGCAAAGACAACGATGAAGTCCGCTTCCAAGCAGCCTTCAAAGCAGGTGTCCAAATCGCTTACCCCGACTTGGTTGTAGACTTCAAGTTGACCTAATGTGTAGGGGGGAGGGCAACCTCCCCCTGCTTTTTGTTCCTTGAAACTTAAAACCCAAATACACATATATGTCCTGCTCCCTAACTACTGGCTACGCCCTCGGCTGCCGTGATTCCGTAGGTGGAATCAAAACAATCTACGTCCAATCCTTCATCCCAACGGGGTCCTGCAATGCCAACCTTTCAGGTGCGGTTACAGGCTTCACGGGTTACGCTTCGGGTGGTTTCTTCGAGTATGATCTGACCAAGGCTACGTCATCTTTGACTGAAACCTTGAATGCGAGCATCGAGAACGGCTCGGTTTATTACACGCCCGAAGTAACGTTCACCATCAACAAACTGCAAGTCGCAGTCCGCAACGAACTCCGCTTGCTGGTACGCAACCGTGTCATCGTCATCGTCCAAGACAACAACAACCGCTACTGGTTGTTAGGCTCTGCCAACGGCTTGGAAGCAACCGCTGGAACCGCTGGAACTGGCACTGCCTTCGGGGACCGCAGCGGATACGAATTGACTTTGACCGGGATGGAGCCTGACCCGATGTTCCTGATTGCATCCACAGTCTTTGCACCATCGACTACGCAGATACTCGGTTCGTAGTATCTTCGCATCAGGTTTTCATCATCTGAGGTTTGAGAGGGGCAGTCAGCAATGGCTGCCCTTCTTATTTTTACGGCTATGAAGATTTGCATCGTTTACAACGCCCATCCAACCGGGTGCAGTTTCTACCGCCTTGAAATGCCGAACGCATACCTTGGCGACAACTACCCGGAGTTTGACTATGTGTGCGTCGAGAATATCACGACCATCAGCGACGAGGGATTGAAGTCGATTGACCTGTTCCTATTCAGCCGGCTTTGGTGTCAGGGAACGATGGAGCAGGTGGAGAATGTCTACAAAGCCCTGACCCAATTCGGAGCGAAAGTCATCCTTGACCTTGACGACTACTGGGTCCTTGAGAGCGGACACATCATGTACCTCCACTATCACCAAACCAAACTCGCAGACGTTATTCGTAAGCACATCAAATTGGCTGACTGGGTAACTTGTACCACCGAACACCTTGCTGCCCGCATACGGCCTCTAAATGCGAATGTGAGCATCTTGCAGAACGAGCCATACGAAGCCTATCAGCAATTTATTCCCAACCCGGAGGAAGAACCCGACAAGCACCTCGTCAAGTTCGGTTGGTTCGGAGGGGCGCAGCATGGCGAGGACATGGAACTGCTCCGTGAGGGCATGCAGAAACTACGCTGGGACGCAAACTTGGACGGCAAGTACCGCCTCTACCTCGGAGGGTGGAACGACAACAACCCCGTTTACGAGGGCTACGAGAAAATCATAAGCGACCAAGGGAACAACCCAAACTACGGACGCATTCAAGCAGCGGACATCTACTCCTACGTCGGGGGCTACAACTTCGTGAACGTAACGCTTGCACCGCTCCGAGATACCAAGTTCAACAAACTGAAGTCTGAGTTGAAGGTCGTTGAGGCAGGGTGGATGAATAAGGCGATAATAGCAAGCGAAACCATCCCCTACACCGATGTCATCAAGCACGGAGAGAACGGGTTCTTGGTCCCCTACAACAAGCCAAAGGACTGGTACAAGTACATCAAGCAGTTGATCCTTGACCCCGACCTGCGGAAAGGCTTGGCTGACAACCTTACACGGGACATCAAGAAGCAGTTCAACGTGGCTGAAACCGCCAAGAAGCGGGCCGAACTATACAGGCAGATTGGGCGCAAATTGTGAAATAAGGGCGGTCGGTACATTTAGGGGTAGATGCTTTACCTGAACCCTGACACAACCAACACCATTACCGTTACTTGGACCGAGCGAGCCAGCACGGGAAACCGCTACATCTTGCGACTCACGAGCATTGCCAAGAATACCACGACCGATTACACCCTGCTGAAATCCGCAAACCTGTCATCTTACACCAACCGCTATGACCAATTTTCGATTGCCGTGGGGTCGCTTGAAACGGGTTCCTATAAGTATGAGGTGTACGATACCAATAGCACGGTTTCAGCAGCCCTTGCGGTGGTTGAAACGGGCTTGGCATTTATACAAACCGCAACGATAGGCTTCAACACCTACGCCAATACGATTACTTACAATGTTTACGATGCATCCGACGAGGGTGTCTTTGACCTAACCTTTGACTCAACTTTCGCATAATGAGCGTACAAACAAGAACACAACTCCAAGCGAGTGCATTAACTATCACCAACGAAACCGTTGCTCAGGCCAACACCGCATCCCGTGTAGGCGGTCTATTCGACGACCTTGCTGACACCGCAACGCTTGACCGGGAACGAGGCTTTGCGAACCTTTACCTCGACACCGACACGGCCTTCACCCCAACGCAAGGGCAAAGAGTAAAGTTGACAAGTGCGATGAAATCAGGCGTTTTGTCAACCTACAATTTCACAAGGACCACCACCGCCATCACCTACACAGGTACAACGAGTGCAGCCCTTCGCATCGCTGCGTCCATGGTCTTGGCGCAGCAGGGCAACAACAACCAAATCAAAGTATACATCGCCAAGAACGGAACGACCATCGACCAATCAATGACCGATATCACAATAAGCCACTCAGACGGCCATGCGATTTACACGGAGGCCTACGTTACGGGTGCGGTCAACGATGAGTTCACGATCTACGTCAACGCAATCGATAGCGGTGCAAGTATCGCAATTTCAGCCCTTTCATTCACAGTTCATACGCTATGAGCAAGTCAACGCAGCACTTCACCCAATGGTTGGGGATAGAGCATAAGGTCCCTGTAATGTTGGAAAACAGGTCCGGCAAATACATCACCTACGGCTTTGCGAACGAATACCCTTATTACCTCCTTGACAACTATCGCAGGAGCAGCAAGCACAACGCTATTGTCAACGGCAAGGTCAACTACATCATGGGCGGTGGATGGCAGGCAGGGGATGACTTGACCGTGGAGCAGCAGGCCCGATTCATCAAGTTTTTCGACGGACTTTCCAGCACCGAGGACTTGAACGACATCACCGAGAAATTGGTCTTGGACTTGGAGTTATTCAACGGGTTTGCGGTCGCAGTTACTTGGTCCAAACTTGGGACCATCGCCAAGATGGAACACGTCCCATTCGAGAAGATTCGGGTTGACAAAGAGGAGAAGATGTTTCAGGTGGCCGACTGGTACAACGACGACATGATGCAGTTGTTCCCCAAGATCGGGGACATCGAGAAGATACCGGCATTCGACCCGGAGAATCGCCTCGGAAAGCAGTTGTTTTACTATCGTGTGTACGCAGCAGGCGTTAAGCACTATCCTCTCCCCGAATACATCGGAGGCAATGCTTGGATTGAGGCAGACGTACAGGTAGCCAACTTCCACAACAACAACCTACGCAACAACTTTTGGGGCGGTTACTTGATAAACTTCAACAACGGCATCCCGACCCCCGAAGAACAGGGGGACATTGAAAGGCAAATCAAGCGCAAGTTTTCGGGAACCGACAACGCTGGTCGCTTCGTTGTAACCTTCAACGACGATGCTGCAAAGGCCCCGACCCTTGAACCGCTCACTCCGAGCGATATGGACAAGCAGTTCGAAATCTTGAACAAGGCTATCCAACAAGAGATATTCATTGCCCATCGTGTAACCAACCCGATGCTATTCGGAGTCAAGACCGAGGGCCAATTGGGTGGACGCAACGAATTGGTTGAGGCTTACGAACTATTCAAGGCGACCTACGTCAACGACCGGGTGCGCAAAGTGGAGCGGATGATCAACTACTTGGGATCCTTCAATGGCGTGGAAGGGATGGAACTGATCCCCGTTGAGCCT